CCCGCGCGCGAATTTTTTTCGCGAAATGAAAACTTTTTAGGAGGTGAGACCATGGCGGGGAGACCGAGCAAGCCGGTGCAGCTGATTAAACTGGAAGGCAACAAGGATCGTCGGACCAAAGCGGAACTGGAGTACAGGGAGAAATTTGAAAAATCCCTCTACACCGGCACGACTTTTAAAGAGTCGCCCGCCGTGAAAGAAGATCCTGTTGCTCATAAAGAATTTTTACGTTTAAAACGACTGTACAAAAACATCCAATACGTTGACGGTTTGGATGAGCAAATTATAAATCGATATTGCTTAATGGTATCGCAAGAATCTGCGCTTGCTGACGCAATTGCCGATCTCAAAGACAGTTTAAAGGACTGTGAATCGGTCGAAGAGCGGATGCTTGTTTACGACAATATAGCAAAACTATCAACCAAGCTCGAAAAAGTACGGGACATGCTCCTCAAGCTGGAGGATCGACTCTTTCTCAACCCGACAGCCCGTATCAAAGCGATTCCGAAAAAGCCGCCTGAGGACAAGAAAGAATCGCCGATGGAGAAGTTTTTGAGCAGGCGTGGTGCCAATGCGACATGATAAACAGCGCGCCCTTGAGGTTATTGAATTCGTACAGATGCTCCACGCGGTTGATGACTTTTACGGGCAGCCATTTACACTCCTAGATTGGCAGCATGAGATCCTTTGGGATGTCTACGGCACAGTGAAAGAGGATGGATACCGTCAGTACAGATACGCTTATCTGGAGATCCCAAAGAAAAACGGAAAAACAAGCCTTATCGCCGCGTTAGCCCTTTATCACTTAGTGTGTGATCCTCCTGGCGGTCAGATTTATTGTTGTGCGGCAGACAGAGGGCAAGCCGAGCTTGTTTACAAGGCGGCACTCGGGATGATCGAGCAGGAGCCGGAATTCGAGGGTATCCTGAAAGTGTTGGACAGCCGCAAGGAGATCAAAAACCTGCATACAGGCACAACGTTAAAAGTCCTGTCTGCTGAGGCTTATACCAAACACGGCATCAACCCGACAGTCGTCATTTTTGACGAGTTGCACGCACAACCTAACCGCGATCTTTGGGACGTTATGACGTTTGGTGCAGGCGCTGCTCGTAAAGAACCGCTTTGGTGGGTGATCACCACGGCGGGGGATGATCCAGACAGAAATTCGATCGGATGGGAGATCCACGAATACGCACGTAAGGTGCGTGATGGGGAGCTTAACGACCCTCACTGGTACGTCAAGATTTACGGCATACCGGATGATGCGGAGGGCATTGATATTTTTGATGAGGAGCTCTGGTACAAAGTAAACCCATCCCTTGGACACACGATCAGCATCGAATCTGTACGTCAAGAGGCGCTAGCGGCTCGTAACAGCGAGTCAGCAGAGCGCCTTTTTAGATGGCTAAGACTCAATCAATGGATCAGTACAAAGCGTGTTGGTTGGCAGCCGCTGACGCTTTGGGATAAGACGGAGGGGAAATGGGGGCGCTCGGAACTTGTCGGTAAGAAGTGCTACCCTGGTATCGACTTGTCCAGCACAACCGACTTGACCGGCGTCTGTTACCTATTTCCGCCGCAGGATGGCATCGACGAATGGCGGGCGATCTTTGAAGCCTGGATACCAGAGGACAACATGAAAGAGCGCGTCAAACGCGACGGTGTTCCTTACGACCGCTGGGTTAATCAAAAATATTTACACGCCACTCCTGGCGACGTGGTTGATTATGACTTTGTTGAGGCGCAGTTGCTATCGGCGTTTAAGACCTATGAGATTCCAGCGGCTGGTGCCGACCCGTGGAATAGCCGGATGCTCACGCAACGCCTCATGCGCGCGGGTATGGATGTGGTGGAGATCCCGCAGAACATGAAGCATCTTTCTCCGGCGATGAAGATGATCGAGACGCTGATGAAGCGCGGAATGATGACACACGAACCGCATCCTGTGGCTCGCTGGTGCTGGGGGAACGTGGTTGTTGCGGTGGACGGAAACGAGAATATCAAACCGATGAAAAACAAGTCCAAGGAGCGCATTGACCTTACGGTTGCCCTTATAAACGCTATGGCCACAGCGATGCTGTTTGAAGAAATCGATCTTAACGTTAGTGAGTTTGCAGATAAGGACTTCTTGGATAAGCTGTGGGGGTGATGCGCATGGCTTTGGTGTATGCCTTGGTAAGGGATGACGAAGTTGTCTACATCGGAAGAACGAAGGATGAGTACAACCTTAAACAAAGGCTTTACTCTCACAGAACCAATGGAAAAATATTTGACAGTTATGTTTTTCACCAAGTAGAGAGTGGTGAAATCGCAAAACAAGAAGAACGCCGTCTGATCAAAAATATCGTACCGGAGTACAACCGGCAGTGTATACCAGGCCGGATTAGATACGGACCTCGCAGGTATGGTTACAGGAGGTGAGAAATTGGGAATCAAAGACTATGCTCGGCGCTGGCTCGGGATCGATGAAAAGCGCGAAACGCTGGAACTTAACAAGGACGATCGCAGACTGGCCGAAATCCTCGGAATCGATCTAGATGGCGTTAACGTGAAGGGGAAAGGCGCGCTCAAGGTTGATACTGTATATGCCTGTATCCGTATCCGCTCCGAGTCGGTGGCAAAGTTGCCGTTGAAAGTGTATCAGGAAGACGATTTTGGAGTGCGAAAGCAAAGCAGCCACAACGTCGCGCAACTTCTGCGTCTACGGCCAAATCCGTTTATGTCGGCATATGACTTTTGGAAAGTCACAGAAACGCAGAATTGCTTGTATGGAAATGCATTTGTCAATATTGAGTTTGACAGGCGAACCGGAAAACCGATTGCGCTTTGGCCGATTGATGCAACCAAAGTCAAAATCTACGTCGATGACGATACTGGCATGTCAAACGTGATGCAGCCGCGATCAAAGCTTTGGTACGTGGTTGATCTCGGATATGAGCAACGTAAAGTTTCGGCTGATGAAATGCTGCATTTCCGGGGTGGACTGACGCTTAACGGGATCGTCGGACTTTCGCCAATCGATCAACTCCGGGCGACGGTTGAAAATAGCGCTTCTGCCAATGAATTCGTTAATAAGTTTTTTAAGCAGGGTTTACAGGTAAAAGGGCTTGTCCAGTATGTCGGCGATCTGAACGAAGAAGCCAAACGAACGTTTCGTGAGAAATTTGAGGCGATGTCTTCCGGCTTGAACAACGCCCATCGGATCGCACTCATGCCTATCGGCTATAAATTTGAACCGATTGCGATCACACTTGAAGACGCCCAATTTATCGAAAACGCGCAGCTCACCATCCGGCAGATCGCAGCGGCCTTCGGGATCAAGATGCACCAACTCAACGATCTCAGCCGCGCAACCTACAACAATACGACCGAGCAGCAGAAGGAATTCTACACCGACACGTTGCAACCGATCCTGACAGGGTATGAACAAGAACTCACCTACAAGCTGTTCCTCGATGAAGAAATCGCGGACGGCTTTTTTATTCGCTTTAACGCGGATGCGATCTTGCGCGCTGATATCAAGTCACGCTATGAAGCGTACAAGACGGCGATCCAGTCGGGTTTCATGACGCCGAACGAAGCCCGGGAACTCGAAGAAAGACCGCCGATGCCGGGCGGGGATCAACTCATTGTCAACGGCAATATGGTGCCTCTGACGGATGTTGGTGCTGCATATCGCTCGAAAGGGGGTGATGGAGATCAACAAGGAGAAGACGATGCCGGAGAAGGAAATTCGAGCGATGCCGACGACAATTGAGATTCGGGCAGCAGAAGGCGAAGACGGAAAACGAACCATCACCGGATCGATCAAGTACGAGACTGACTCGGCTGATTTTGTTGACTGGTATGGTGACACGTGGGTTGAGCAAATTGCTCCCGGCGCCTTTTCTGAATCATTGAAAACCCGAAATGTTGTCGGGTTGTGGAGCCATGACACATCACAGGTGCTGGGAAACACCAAGTCCGGCACGCTCAGGATCTATGACGGAGAAAAAGAACTCCGGTTTGAACTCGACATCCCGAACACTCAGTCTGGTAATGATGCCTGGGAGTTGATCCAGCGCGGGGATGTTGACGGTGTGTCGTTCGGCATGCGTGTGACAAAAGACAAATGGTCAACGGAACAACGAGGAGAAAAAAAGATATACAAGCGAACCATCCTGAATGCCGAACTGTTCGAGATCAGCCCCGTCGCGTTCCCGGCATACCCGGCAAACGAGGTGAGCGCGCGCGGCTTGGACGAGTTCAAGGCTTCCGAGGCACGGGTTGCCGACCAGTACGAAAAGGAGAAAATGATTCTCGAGCTCGACCTTTACGGTTGAGCTTTTGTATGACCAAATCTAATTACGAGGTGAAGTGAAAGTGACAAAGGATTTGAGAGCTTTACTTGCTAAGCTGGAAACAATGAAGCAAGAAGTCCGTAGCCTACTAGCTGAGGACAAGGTAACAGAAGCGAAGGAGAAGATGGAAGAAGTCCGCGCACTGCAAGCCAAGGTTGATCTGCAGCGAGAACTGGAAGAGGCTGAAGCTCGCGGCATGGGCGGCACAGAGCTTCGGGAAGACGGGACGGTAGAGGAAAAAGACATGCAACAGTTGACTTCTGAGTACCGTCAGATTTTCCTGCGCGGCATCCGTCGCAAGCCGATCACATCCGAACAGCGCTCGATCATTGAGGAGTACGAGCGCCGCGCTGTGATGAATGAAGGCGAAACGAACCCGGCCATCCCCGACGGAGACGTTGGTATGGTTGTGCCGCAAGACATTCAGACGCAAATCTATACGCTGATGCGCGAATGGAACGACCTGTCGCAATACGTGACAGTCGAAAATGTCTCGACGCTTTCCGGCTCCCGCGTGCTGGAAACGGATGCTGACATGACGCCGTTTGCTGATGTCGATGAGTACGGCGTGATCCAAGAAACGGACAATCCGAAATTCACGGCCATCACGTACAAGGTGAAAAAGCGCGCCGGTTACCTGCCGCTCACGAACG